GTGTAGGCGTGATGTCGCCCATGACGCTATCGGACGTCGGCGTCGTGTTGATCAGGCCGCCGATGAACTGCTTGACGCTATCAAGAACGGTTCCGGCTGCCACCCCACCAGCCGGCCCCGGTTTTACCGCAACAGTTGGAGAGGCCGACAAGCCTCGGGGTGGAGTCGCAGGTTCGTCAAACTGATCGAACACATTGGCCGCAGCAGGCGCATCAAACTGGTCGAACGGATTCTTTGCCATGTCGCGGCCTGGCCTTTATTTCAAGTGTTGGGCTGCTGATCCGGGGCCGTACTTGGCCTCAAAGTCAGCCTTCAGGTTCGGGTTCTGGCGCAGGAACTCGATAGCTGCTGCCGGCGGCTGGCGTACCGCCGGAGCCGTCACTGATGCCGTCGCGCTTCTCTTCAAGCGCTCGCCGGTTGTAAGCGGAACCTCATAGCCGAGCACCGTGCTAGTCGTCTTGACCCTGCTTACACCGTTGACTTGCTCGCCGGCTTTCAGCCTTTGGACAACCTTATCCACCGCGTCTACCGCGTTGTTGCTAATTTGGAATTCTCTTCCTGATTCAGCAAGAAGCGCAGTCAGCGAGTCCTCGTCGTAATCAATTTTCTGCAACTTGAGCGCCGTTTCGAGGGCCGTGCGCATGCGATTGTTTGCCTTGTCGGGCACAACGATGGCCTTCGGTGCTTTGCTGCCGCTTGGCGTCTTCTCGCGTCCCTCGATCTTTTTGCCGTCAGGAGTGATGATGTCTTGGCCGGTGCCAACTTTGGTTGCGCCTTGAAGGATGTATTGACCCTGCGCGTTTGGCGTGACCCCAAGCCTCTTGCCTTGCTCTGGCGTCAGGAACACGTACTGGCCGGTGTTGACGTCAACAGGCTTGATGCTGGCGCGATAGTTATCGCCGCCCTGGCGCTTGTCTTCCTGTTTGAGCTTGGTCTGGTTGTCATCAGTGTTACGCGTTCCCTTGCCAGTTTCTTCCAGCTTCGTAGTCTCAACGCGGGTGCGATTGACCGTCTCTTGCTTGGCGATGTCTTCAGCAGAGTCGCGGGCGCTGATCGAATCTTGGCGGGTTGTGGTCAATGCTGTCTGCGTGTTGGGCGTAACACCAACAAACGGAGCGTATGGCAAAGCTCTATCAGGGTCTGCGCCAGCGGCTCGCTGCAAGTAGCCTTGTAGTCCAGCGGCTTTTAGCACCTGATCCAGCGGTATCTTGTTGTTGGCCGCCCATACAATTGCTTCGGACAGCTTATCCTTGGCGCTACGGTTTGGATTGAACACGGGCGACGCTTCTTGTGCCGGCGTCGCAGGCGCAGTCAGGATGTCTGCAAAGTTTGTTGCTTGACGCGGCTGGTAGTTGGGGTTGACCGTCACCTGGTCGTCTTGCAGCACGCCACCACCAAGCATCAGCTCGGCAATGCTGGTCGGGCTTGTCTGCCGCACATCGTTGGCGAATCGCTCGCCACGGGTGCGCTCATTGTTGTAACCAGCCACCGAACGGGCTTGCTCTGCTTTCGCCGTGCTTTCTGCCGCCGCTGGCTGCAAGCGCGGGTCAGCGCCGTCAGGGAACATAGCAGACGCCAGCCCATTGAAGCCTTGCCCAAGATATTGGTTCTGGTAACGGAAAAACGGGTTATGTCTGTAAGGCATTCTTAATCTCCCACAATACGCATGCCACTTGGCCCTCTAATGCCAAGGCCAGACGGACGATCCATGCGCAGGCCAACTCCGGGGTTGTCCTGCATGCGCAAGCCGATACCGGAATAGCTATCTCCTTGCGGCATGAGTCCATACGGGCTTGCCGGCGCTTTCTGTTTATTGGCGTTTATAACTGCCAAGTCGGAAAAGCCCATGAACATGTCACCAAGCATCGACGGCGTTGGCTGCACGATCCTCGGTTGAAACAGTTGGCCAGCGCGGGCTTGAATTTCTGCCTCGGACGCACCGGCCGATCCTTGCGCGAAGTTTCGCAGCATCGACGCAAGCTGGTTGTTACGGTTCACCGCTGTACCGGTGTCAGAGAACGCTCTTGCCACGCCCTGAACATTAGCCAGCGCATTGGCGTCTGTGGTTGATCTGTCGTTGGCAAGCTGATTGGCGCTGGCAATACGGTCTGCCACCATGCCCTCTGCCTGCGGCGAGATGTCCGGCGCTTGGCGTGCCAAAACTTGCTTGAAAGAGTCAGCAATGGTGTTGCTTGCAGCGCCCGTTCTGCCTTCAAAGCCTTGGTACTGATTAACGGAATTGCCAAACGCATCCCCCGTTGCCTGCGCCATCATCTGTTGTCGGACTCGCTCCTTCGCACGAAGAACGATCTGTTCTTCCATGATCTTGCGCTGGTAGGCGATCTGCTCACGCAGTTGCCGCGTCTGCTGACCAAGCATGCTTTGAACTGCACGCGTGTTCTGGCCAGCGTTGATTGCGCTACCAATGGAGCCGATAGCCGCGTACCCGGCAGGCGTGTTCATTTGTTGGGCGAAGGTCGGGTCGGCCATTACTATCTCCTTATTAAGCCACCAAACGGCCGGAGCCACGCGACGATGGCGAGTAAAGCTGCACACCGCCTGCATTGCTTGATGTCTGCCCAGGCGCATTGCCTGGGATGGTGCTGGACAGGTTCGCAATCATGTCGCCAAGCGATTGATACTGAGGATCGATTGCGACGCCGGTTGCTCTTGCCTGTGCCATTGTCCTGATTGTTCCGGGGTCAGCCAGTTGCGAGTTGCTTTGCAGCAGTTCGCCGCGAGCGGATTCGACTTGAGCGCGAGCGTCGGCCGCATACTTGTTGGCCGTGTCTTGCAGGCTGGTCTTGCGGGTGTTGTAGTCGTTTAGCAGCTTGCCGCTCAAGTCGCCGCGAAGCGATGAGTTTAGGTTGCCGCTGCGAGCCAGTTGCGCAATCAGTTGGCGCTGCTCAGTCTCGTACTCACGATCAAGCTGCGGCAATGCGTAATTCAAATAATCGCCGGAGCGCTTGTTGTAGAAGTCGTCGTTGAACTGGCCAAAGACAGACGCGATGTCGGTTGCGCCCTGTGCAATATTCTGCTGCCGACGCTCTTCGGCTTGACGGATGCGCTCTGCTTCAGCCTCCGCTTCACGGCGACGCTGCTCTTCGGCTTGACGCTGAATTTGGGCTTGCTCGGCCGCTGCTTTTTTTCCTGCGTTGGTTGCCTCTTCCATCTGGTACGACGTCTCGCCCATTCCAGCACCAATGGCCGCGCCAACGGGGCCGCCGACAGTATAACCAATGGCCGCTCCAATAAGCGGCTTAACCACACGCTTGAAGGCATTTTTGATGCTACTTAAAATCCCAAACTCAGGCATCCCGGTTTCAGGATTGATTGTGCCGCTGCCGCCGAGTGATTTAAGAAGCTCGGCCTCTTGCGGATTGACATGCGCAAGCATGGAGTCGCCGTTACGCCCCTTTGCGGCCAGCATGTCGCCAACGCCTTGCTCTGGCGCTCCTGAGGCTTGGGCCAATGACTGCGACACCGCCATCATCTGCTGCGGAGTCATTTGCTCCGGCAAGTCTTCTTCGTCCAGCAGATCGCTGTCGATTAGATACTTGCGAATACTTGGGTATTGATCGGGATTTTGAGCAAGGTTTGAAAACACTTGCTGCATTGCGCCGGCAATCTCTTGGTCATCTTTGCCGGAAAGGATGTCGGCTACGGATTCTTGTGCCATGAGGCCTCCTGAAGCTGCGCTTCGGCGAGAAGCGCTCAATTTCGCCGACTACCTAAATTGTATGCAAAACAAAGGGTTATGTCAGGTATTTAACCTGCATCACCACCTTCAAAATGAATTGCTAAGGAACCCAACTTCGCAAAACCAGTGTTTTTGCTAGTCAGTCGGATTGCCAAGTGCGTAGACTGCGCAACAAACGGAGCGCTTCCCTTATTGAAAGTTGTCCCTTCGACATAAGCCACCGTCTCCAGCGCCTGCGTGTTGTTGGGGTCGGAAGCAATCTCTACCTGCCACAAACCCTCGCACGCCACATCAATGCCAGTGAAACTTTTTTTGGTCGCCGGTTTCTTAGCGTCTACGTAAGGCACGTAAGCAACGGCCTCCGTGTTGTCGTAGGTCGTGCCATCAACCCCGCCTAGCAAGTAGAGCTTGTTGTCTGTGCCGCGACAGTACAGGCTACGACCAACGATGGCCCACTCGGAAACGATAAAGCCAGGCTCGTAGATCGACCACGCGGAAACCTGCGACGCAGGGAAGTAAGAGAATACGTAGCACTTGTTGCCAACGGCCAGAATGTATCGGCCGTCGCGAGGCTCTAGCACTGCCTTGCTCTCGCGCACCGTCAGACGGTCATTGTTGATGTCTTCCAGCACCAGCGTGTCAATCGGGTTGCCAATGTCGGTGGCGAACGCTGCATTGGTCGTGTTTCGTGCGCGCAGCGAGCGGATACCGGACTCCGACAGGTAAAACACATCCGAGTCGCCAATCTCCTGCACCGAGCGCGGAGCAATGGCGCCCGTGTTGTTTAGAACCTGCAACTGCTGGTTGGAGCTTACCGTTACATCAACAAACCAAATCTGCACCGTCCTCTCGGAGAAGATCGCCAGGTTTTGCTGGTAGTTGGCAATTGACGTCAGGCGCTCAGAGCCTTCAGCGTTGCTTGCTAAGTTGATAAAGCCCGCTTCCTTTACAGACTCGTTGGCCTCAAGGGGCGCTGCGATACCAGAGAAGTGCAAGAAGCTTGATGCCGTCGTGTACATTTTGTTCTTGGCGGGCTTGCCGTACTCACCCGGCAGGTACGTCTCGCTGCCAGCCGGCGTCGTGACCAAGTTTAGTCCACTGGCTAGCGCGACCGAGCCGACGTTGGTTGTGACATTGCCGGTTTTGGTAATAACCATCGACTTGCCGTTGTTGGCAGTGCCGGCGGCTTGAATGATCACGTTAACCTTGTTGCCAACAGCTAGCGCCCGGTACTCAGGCGCACTTTGATACTCGTTGATAGCAGCAGCTACAGCAGCAGCCGTCGTCGCGTTGTCGCCCGTGTGGTCAATGCGGCTTCCAATAATGTTCACGCTATCAACAGTAATAGCCGTAATGGCGTTGTTCACACCGCCCGAGAACGCGGTGGCAGAACCTACGGTAAAGCCTCCGGTCGTGTTGATCGTCAAGGCAATGGCGTTGTACTGCGTACCAGGACTGACAGCGGTGATCGTGACCGTCGCACCAGCCGCAGTGGCCGTAAAATCAGGGTTTCCAACAAACGCATTGATTGCCGCAGCAATGGCTGCCGCAGTCGATGAGTTCGATCCGTTGTGCTGAACTGGCTGCGTCAGGATCGCCAGCGTGTCAGCGCGAATCGTCGTCACGAGGTCGCTGGATGAGTTCACGCCACCGGTTACCGTAAAGCTGGCCGTCGCCGCAACACCACCCGTTGTCCCGCCCGTGATCGTGAAAAACGCACGCGCACGCGCTTCCACAAACTCCGTGTGCCGCGTGCCGTTGTAGAAGTGATAGATAGCGCCATCTTCGTACTGCGCAATCACGTAAGGCAGGCCGGCAAAAGCGCTGACTTGAATAATCTTTGCCATCGCCGCCCCGCTTGGGTGCGCGATCTGCTGATACACAAGATTCGACGGGGCGTTGGTCGGAAGCGTTACCGACGCAACCGATCCGAACGTGTACAGCGTGCCGCCGACTGCTGCCAAGCCAAACGTAGTAGCCGGCAGCGTTGCCTGCTCAACAAACGCCAGCCGTTTTTCAATCTCGCCGCCACGGTTGATGTGGCCATTAATCAAAGACAGGAGCGAACCAGGCACAGATAAGACCGGCATGCGCCGACTATCCATGCCAGCGCGGAAGTCCTGTATTTCAAAGTAGGCCATGACTTATGAGGCCTGTACCGCAATGATTTTTGGGCCTTGCGGCATGCGACCCGGCGTGCCAGCGCCGTCAGCCAGCGAGAACGTCTCGCTCTTGGCATTACGGGCCTTCAACCGCTTGTAGTGCGCTTCAGCCATCTCAAGCTTTAGCCTCGCGTCGGAAGACTTTTCGCGAGCAAGGATTTCAGCCGCCGAGTACAGCACAAGCAGCGTGTCGTCCAAGTCAGCCAGGTTGGCTTCAGATACCAGCGGACGAAGCTTTCTGATGCCAGCAAACCGCAAGACGTTGGTTGTTGTGGCCGTCGATCCGTTTTGCGAAGGAATCGGCCAAATTTCGACTTGATCGTTGTCGTGTTCCTTCCAGCGCTCTACAGGAAAGGAGCGCACGTCGCGGTCAGAATCATGGGTGTCGTACTCACGCCGGCCAATGCCATAGGACATTGGAAGCCAGCGATCGCCGTACTTGAACTCAACCCTTTCCAGCCGCTCAAGCGTCAAATCACTCGGAAAGTTGTAGTAACGCTGGCCAGTAGCCACCGCCACATCACGCTGAACTCGCAAGAACGTCCAATCGTAGTCCTCCCACAGCCGACGTTGTTGACGTTGGAGAATCTTGATCAAGACGTCTCGCATTTGGATGCCAAGATTGGCCTGCAACGAATGCCCTGCCTCTGCGCGAAGGTCGTCAATCAGAACACCGAGCGATACGTTGCGTGCCATCGTTACTCTCCTTGCTCAACCGGCGCTTCTACTGCCGTCTCTTGTGGTAGCTCCAGTTCCTCAGTTGCACTGGCCTTCTTCGACTTCTTGGCCACGGTCTTGGAGATGACGAATTCGTCGCCAATGCCAGACTCATCAACGGTCTTGGGCAGTGGGCCGGTTGCACCGAGCGTTTCCTTGACGACGCCTTGAGGCATGGTGTAGATGGAGAGCAGTCGGCTGCGCTCTTCGTTGCTGTCGATTTCTTCGTTAGATACAACAGTGATGTTTCGCACTGCGTCTTCGCCATGAATGGCGCGCAGCACCATGATTTCAGGGACGGTCACTAGGTCTTTCCCGACGGTCATGCCGGCTTCGCCGCCAATGGCCACCGTGCAATTGCAGACTTGCATGTCGTTTCTCCTTGCTAGTTATAAAATGGGCCGCCACCCGGAGGTAGCGGCCCGTCCTTCAGCGATGATTAGCTGAACTGGTACACACCGTGGCAGTTAAGCTGCGTGGCAGCCAAGACGCCAGTGGTGGTGATTGCGCGGTACATAACGTACTGGTTGTGCGGACGCGCAGGCGAGTGACGCTTCATCTTCTCGCTCTCCATGTAGTACAGGCAGAGCTTGGAAGAATCGAGAACGTAGCAACGCTTGCGGTAGTCGGTCGCACCACCAAGGGTCGTGCCAATGTCGTCCATCGTCGGGTCGTACTTGAACACCAGGCCGCCGAACGTGACATCGCCGTGCTTGATGTCGGTTGAACGTGCGTAACCGGAGTCCGTGTAGTAGCCACGGGCACGCAGTTCTTTGTTCATACGATCCATGAAGTCCGAGCCGCACAAGGCAACGTCAGGCTTGCCACCGAAACGCTGAAGCTGACGGAACTCCGTGTTTAGGAGAGCCAGCATTTCGTCGCCGGTCGAGGTGGTCGTCACCGCCAAGTTGACGCGGTTGCGCCACCAACTATTTGCTCCCGCGTTCTGGTCGATGCCACCGACGGTCTGAGCAGCAGCAGCAGGCGTGTCCTTGACGAACGCACGGATACCGGCAATCGCGTTGGCGTCAGCCGTGCCGTCACCCCACAGGAAGGTGTTCAAGCCGCGTGCATAGCCTTCAGCCATGTCACCAAGCTTGTCTTCCAAAAGGTTTGCCAACGCAGTCTCTTCGCGACCACGGTTGTTCTTTAACGAATCGCTGTTTAATGAATCAACGACGCTGATGCCGTCGCGCTTTAACTCGGTTAAGGTCACACCGATGCCGATGTGATGTTCCTTCCACGAATAGGCCGCACGCTTGATCTTCGCCGGGTTGACGTAGTTCACCGTGTCGTTGTGGGTGTAGCCAGCCAGCGCGCTGTCGTACTGACCCTTCACGCCAACGGAAACCGCGCCCTTACCGCCGGGGAAGGTCTTGGACTTCTTGTCCATCGCGGCAAGCAGCGGCTTGTCTTGAATGGTGGACGAGAAAACAGTGCCTTTGTCGATGTAGTAATCGAGTGCGGCGTTTGCAATGTTGTCAATCTCTGCTTGGGAAAATGCCATTTTTAAATCTCCGATTCAGTTAAATCGGCCCTACGCTCCTGCCGATGCCTGACGAACTACGTCGAGAAGGCTCTTCGGTTCAGGGGACGCAGAACCATTAGTTTTGCCCCCGACCGCAGTACGCATTGGCGCCCTGTCGCCGCGTGCCCTGAGAAGCAATTGAGTCACTGATTCGTAGGCATCCTTCGATACCTTCAGCGCCTCGTCTGCATTTCTTGGCACGCCGTTCATGGACACATGTGCGCGCACACGGTCTTTCACCAGTTCAGCCTTCAAATCAAAGTCCGGGTCAGTCGATTTAATCGCCTGCTCCCATGCCGACACCGTGTTCGCAATCGACTGAACTTGTGCGCGCTGGTCGTTTTGACTCAGACGATCAAGCTGTGATTGCGCAGTCGTTGCTCGACGCTCCGCTTCCATCTGGCGCTGAAAGACCTCTTGAGCGGTTTCCCGGTCGATGTAACCTTGATCGACCTTCTCTTCCAACTCAGGCGGCAGGCGCTTGCCAACGGCAAGTTCCAACTCATCCAGTTTGCCTTTCAGGATTTCATACGCCTTCGTTGGGTCGCCGGCCTTAATTTTGGCCAGCATGTCCAACTGGTTGGCCACCTCATCGGCGGTCAGACCATTGGCCTGCATGAATCCCTGAATCTCACGGAACTGCCTTGCGTCCGACTCGTACTCGGCCATCTGCGCCTTGTACGTGTTCTTCTCTTTAACTAGCTCCCGAAAACGCGGGTGCTTGTTGAAGGGAAGCTTTGAGAAATCTTCAGCCGAATCGGCCGACGCTTCCTCAATGGTGCTTTCTTGACTCTGACTTGCGGTTGGCGATTCCGCATCACTGTCCGTTGGCTCATTAGTGGCCTGCGCCACGTTCTGAACTACGGCCAGGAGGCTGTCTTCTGTTTCGCCTGGCTTGCTATCGGTCGTCTGCGCTTGCGCGCCGTCTTCCTCTAGCTCCGGGGACGAACCGGATTGCTCTTCAATTTGCATACGTCATCCTTTGTCTTTTTTCCTACATACATTCTGTCTGAAATTGCGCGACTATTCAACACCTTACGCACAACTACATCATCATTGGCGATGAACCGGATGGCCCTGCGCCCGGAGCGCCAGCCTGCGGGGCGTTCAACCCGCCTGCTGCGCCCTGTTCCATGCCTGCCGCCGCATTGGCGTCCGGCATACCGTTTTGAGCAACAATCGACTGCGCACCCTCGGCCAGCGCTGCATCCAAGTCCAGCTTGTCGTCCATGCGCTTTAGTACCTCTTTGGCAAGCCAGGTCGGGTTGATGCCCGGAATCTGGATGATGTAAGGCAGCACGCGCTCAAGATTGCGCAGTTCCGCAGCCTGATTCGGCTTGCCGGTCGATCCAGCTTCAATCTCCAGCGCCACCTCGTCAGCAATCTCTTGGGCGGTCAACTCAGGCCAGACAGCGCCAGGGCCAGCGATCTTCTTCACTTGCTCCGCGCTCATTTGCTGGAACAGGATTGCGCCGGAAGCACGCGCTACCTCGGACATGAACGAGTCGAGTTCATCGACTTGCGCGCCAAGCGCCGACATACGGCTACTCTCGGCAATCGAAGTCTCGGTGGCTGTACCGCCTGCCGTGCCACCAAAGTTGGCCTCTTGCGCGCCGACAGCCAACTGAACGTCATCAAACACCGTCCTGACTTCGTACAAATTAGGGTCGATGCCAGTAGTTTTTAAAGGCGCAACTAGGTCTTCAACCTTTTGGCCGACTTGCATTCCTTGCAAAGTCACCACTGCATGCGCTGGCCTGCTTGCCAGCTTCTGCTTGTCTTCTTCTTCCAGCGCGCCGGCCGGCGTCACATAGGTTGGACGGTTGGCGCGGCGATGCTCACGCAGACCCTCGCGGGCGCGGTTGTACTCCGAGAGCATCGAACGGATTAAGTG